TTGAAGTTAATTCAGCTTCAGCGTCAATTGAGTGATATGCATTCAAATCTTGAGCAAATTCAGGAGTCCAAACAGCCTTTAACTTTCTAGTCTTAGCTACGATTGGGTCTGATTGCATTTCAAGATTCACTTCTGGAATATTAATATCAGTACCATTATCGATACCAGTATTAACACTTGATCCAGCAAATGGATTCTTGTCTTCAAAATCACCTCTTGTAATATCAGTTGGTTGTTTGCTATACTTAACTGTGAATCCTCTATGAGTTCCATTAGCTAATAATGCACCTGATCCTGTTGCTACAAATACTACATTATCACCACTAACTCTTGTTAATGCTGGGAATATACTAATTGCAGTTGCAGATGATTGTGATTCAATTGTAAATGATCTTACAGCTGTTGTATCTGATCCTGATAATGATGCGATTGGTAAAGTTATAGTTTTATGTTCAACTGTATTTTTACCTAACCCAATAATATCACCATCAAAATTTAATGAAGCTGATGTTGCACTTGCGATTGTTACGTCTAAACCAAATCCACCAGCACCTGCAGCAGATGATGTTTCATTGATTGAATATCCAAATCTACCAGCACCATATAAACCACCAGAAGCGTCTGCAGCATCAGATGTTACACCAAACATAGAGTTATTAGCATTTGGCGAACCAAATTTAAACTCATTTGATGTACCACCAGTTGTTTCAAAGCCTGGTTGAGCGGTACCGTATTTAAAATCTAGATAAAATACAAGACCTGAAGGTAAATTCATTGGTTGTACTGATACGAATTCCTTTGCAGCAAATTCAGCAAAGATTCTTCTTACTAATGGTAAAGCAACTCCAGCCCACTCTTCAGAGTTTGCAGCAGTTCCAGTAGCAGATGATTCTTTTACTAATTGTCTAGCTTGGTTTTCTAGTAACTGGGACATCCCAGCTCTTTCAGTATCACCATTTAAGCCTTCAAGAAGTCCTGTTCTTTCCCATTTTGATACTAAACCTTTAGCGGCCGATCTTTGGGAAGGATTATTGTCTTCTAATAATGATGAAATTTCCATTATTTCTTTCTTTCTTTTTTAGTCAAGCAATCCAGCTAATTTTTTCCATCTATTAGCTAATTCATTGCCTTCGTTAATAATTTGTTTTGTTTTAGTTGTTGGAGCGGTAGTTTCTACTGGTTTAGAAGCATAGCTTTCTTTAACCATAACACGTCTCTTTAAAGGAACGTGAAAACTCTCTGCTAGTGTACTAAATACTAATTTTACTTCTCTTGTATTACCAGCTCTATCAAAATTTTCAATTACTTTCATTTTTTGATTTTCGTCTAATTCAAAGTTTCTAAATAATTTATTAGTATATAATAATTTTGCATTTAAAAGATTTACCTCATTAATAGTACCTCTTAAAGACTGAATAGTATCATACGCTTCAGTAAGTTCTTCTTGAAGATCAGTGTCAGAAGGTTTATCGTCAGCTGGATTTTCATCTTCTGCATTCATAGGTTTACTACCTCTTCCTTCTTTAGCTACTTCTTTGTTATCATCTTCTTCATCTTCTTCGGAAAGAATTGATTCGATAATTTCATCGATGTTTAAATCTTCTTCAACTTTTTCTTTGTCGCCTCTACCTTCTTTAGCTACTTCTTTTTCATCAGCTTTATCATCCATTTCTTCATTTACGTTTTCAGCGTAAATATCAGCTTCATTAGTGTCCATCTCTTCTTCAAGATCTTCTTCTAATTCTCTAATGATTGATTCTAATTCTAATTCGTCAGCTACTTCAGCTTCTGGTTCCATTTCGTCACCCATGCCATCTAATTCAGCTTCTGCATCCATTTCATCTCCAGCTCCTAATTCGCCTTCGATATCATATGAACCATCTGAATCTAAATCGACACCAATGCCTACTGAGTCAGGTTGTCCGTCCATGTCACCCATGTCGTCACCCATATCATCTGCACCCATATCATCCATACCAGCATCTCCTAATTCGGCTTCTAAATCCATTTCAGCTTCTCCCATTGGCGTTGCCATTTGGTCGTCTTCCATGTCTTCTTCAGCTAATTTAGTTGATAACATTGATTGAATCCTTGGAGCAAATGCTTCTTCTAATGCAATCTTAGCATTGGCTAGAGCAGTTTCTTTAACAGCTTTAGCATCCGCAATTGCTTCTTTTAGCAAATCAGATTTTGCCATAATTGTTCTCCTTAAATTTGTTTTGGAAATAAGATTATTGAGAATCTTAATAAGATTTATTTTGTATATGACGTTATATAAGAT